ATCTTTTTGATTATTTGGTTTAATGTCATTTTTTAGGAATTTGAGAAGTTTGGCTTCGTTGTTTTTTTGCCACTTATTTGTCCTCGTGGGGGAAGTCATAGTTGAAGAAACAATCGTCATATCGTAGTGGTAAATAAATTCCTCCGCTGAATGCAGTTGATTTCGGTCTGATGGTGTCAATTGTGTTGCCGGGATTCAAGAACAATGGATAATCATTTGTATTGGTACGGAGATAATCACGCAACCTATTTGCATAGTATTCCGCTTTGTCACGGTATCTGCCTTCAATCAATGTCATCTCCTCAACGGATACTGCACGAGCATTGTCGGATTCACGAGATGCAACCGATTTGTTCATCAACTTGAATGTCATTGGCAACATCGCTTCGGTCAAAGTATAATACTTCAAACAAGGTGCAATGTATGAATCCAAAAGAGTAACATTCAAAGCACTCAATGTAGATGCAAACGCTTGTGTCTGCAACTGGTTGTAAATACCCGAACCAATCACATCACGGATGTAGATTTCCTGAGCTTCTTTGATTGCTGACTTCAGCAACTTGTCATCAACATTCTCATTCAAAGGTGTGTTGTCCTTCAAATAGGTTGTTGATATGAAATATACAAAGTTTGTCATTTCTTGATTCTCCTTAATAATTGTTGTTGCCAAATGTGTCTGCATTGTGGAACATTCACATCTCTCACGGGGTCGTGATACCATCCGCCTCGTCTTGACCAAACATCAATTCCTGTTTGTGCCGACATCGCATCAATATCCGCACGAGAATAAACACGATTACTTTGAACAATTTGACGGCAGAAATCACGAGATGTTGGGATCAAGATTCCACCGCTGATTCCTGGTGCAATTGAGTATTTGTAACGAACCACGATTTCGGTTTGTAACTGACTGATTTCATCCAATCCTTTTGGTGTTACTTCAAGACCTTGATTGTATCCTTTGATTAACTTGGCATCGTTCAATTTTGCAATGGTGTCAACCACGACTTGTGGATCAAGTTTGGTGATGTTGACGATATCGCCCACTTGCAAACCTTTGTTCTCTTTCAACACATTCAAGATGGCTGATTCAATCGCAGATGCGAAGTCAAATTTCATCGCTTCAAAGTTCTCCGCTGGTTCACCATACTTCATAAAGACCGCTAAGTCACGCTCATCATCCCATCCAAAAGGATTTTGTGATGACATCGCAACGGGCGTTTTCTCAATCTCTTCAAATCCCAATTCCTTCCGTGCTTCGTTCTGCGTTAAAAGTCCAGCAGTAAACAAGGCAACATAATCAACTCCAATTGGTGGTTTGTTAATTGTTTCTAAACGAACTGGAGAGATGAACTCAAACAAGTAAGTCAAAGTATCATCAATCTTTTGTTGTCTTGGTTCGATGTATGATTGTTGGAACATCTCATACGCTTCAATCATCTCGCTACGACCACCCAATTGACCCTCTACACGCACTCCAAACAACATCGGTGAGTTTACCTTGTGTGCAACAAATATCTCTTGTTGTACGGTCTTATTTAGTAAATCAAATTGCTTGTCAAAATCAGACGGTTGCAAGTTGCTTATGACTGATTCTTTCTCTTGTGGATCGTTGTATTGAATGATAAGTCCACCGGCATTGTCCGTGCCTTGATAATTCTCTTTGAATCTTCTTGCAGTTGCACGAGCTTCTTCAGGTGTTGGGATTCCCTTGAATAACTGGATATGAGTTTGTGCGGTGAATCCATTTTTGATAGAGTTCAAATAGTAATTTGAAATCTCGGTGTCAACCTCAATATATTTTAATGCACCGATGTAATCAGGCAAAGGATATTCGCCTTGACCGGGGCGATAGAATTGGCAATAATAAAGTGACTTTGATTCCCTTGTTGTTGTGTTGAATGGGACATAGTGGATTTGTTCCGCTTTGCGGTCAGTCCAATCCTCGCAGTATACATAATCTCCCTCAAGTCCTTTGCGGATATTCTTAAAAGGGATGTGGTAGATTTCAGCAATTGCCGTCTTCGCTTTGTTCCAAATTATCTCCAAGCAATAACCATTGAACAACTCAAGGTCATAAGCAATCTTGTTTTTAACTTGTGCAAGTGTTTCGTAGGCATTAATCGCTTGAATCTTTGCTTCGGCTTTTGCGATGTCAACGGTGTTTTGTCCGATTACCTTTGTCCCAACTCCAGCAACATACGATGCTTTGCTTGAAACGATGGCATTGTGCTTGGGTGACTTGTTGAATAACTCAATTAAAAAATCGGGATACAAGTTGTCAGCACCAAAAGTCACATAACCCTTCGCCTTGTTTTCTTTGAAAACGGGAAGGACATTGTCGTGAAAGTTGATTCTTTGGAAGATCATTGAAAGTAAATAGCAACTTACAACGATTGCAACATACTAATCAAATCGGGGTGGGGATAAACATCAATTTTATCTGCACGAACTGAGTTGTGTGTGAACACTCCGTTCTTGCCTGACAAAGCTCTTTTTGTCACCGACCAAATATCCTCGTGATAAGTTAGGTCAATAGCGTATTTCTCACGCCACAACAACAACAATTCTTTGACTGATGCGATTTGTTCCTTTGTGTAGTTCTCAAAATAGGTGAATCCCTTGTATGGCTTATCAAGTTTGCACACATCTTTGATTTCTTTGCCTACATAATTGATGAACTTGCCGTTCTTCTCAACCAAGTATCCCCAATTACAAATCTCAATCCCGATGGATGTTTTGTCAAGTTTTTGGAATGGCACTCCTTTGAAGTGTGATGTCTTCAGTCCTAAGTGATACGCCCAAAATTTGGAATCATAACCTTGCACGATTTCACCCGTGCGACTTATCGCAATGCACGTTGCGATATTTACTGGATCAGCATCCCAAAATTGAAAGGTTGCAACTCCATCACCACTACCAGCAGTATGATGCAAGTAGATTTGTGACTTTGGAGATTCCTCTTTGTAGAATCCGTTGAACTTAACTTGTTTCATCGGTGAAGAAGTTTGTGATGAACTTTCCAACTCCACCCGCAATGCCGATAATCAACATCAACTTGGGATGGTCAAGGTTCAAACTGGCAACAAACAACGATGCACCGGCAATGGAATCACCAAGCACTCTGAATCGTTTCGGTGTAGGTTCAAAATAACCTTTTAACCTTGTCCTCTTTTTGGTTTGCACGACTTATGTTTGTTTTGGTGTTTGGTATGTCTGCCGAGCTTATTCTTTGGCTTTGCTCTGAAGGTGCTGATGTTATTTGCCTTTGCCATCTATCGCATCAATTTTCTTTGCGTAGTAACGAATCGCAAACAAACCCGAAACAATACCAACAATAGCCAACACAAGTGCAAACAAAGGTTGCCAAGTATTCGCAAAATGCAGAACTGCCGAACTGCCTGAGATAGCCGTTGCAATCGCAGCGGTGGTGTCATTATGAAGGTGTTTCATTCGTTGGGATTATGCAATAAGGTGAATCGGGGAACTTGGCACAAAAGGTCTTGAGATACAAACTCTCATTCCCACTGAAAGTATGCACCCCGCAAGGATTTGGATAAACCGCATACGGCTCAAACTCTTTCGGTACTTCTGCATAAAATAGAATATCAACCGCCCATTTCTTTGATAGGACTGCTGGTGTTACTACCTCCATATCTTTTAGGACGGCGGGGGTAATTACAATAAATCCCAACTCAACAACTGCACAATCTTTCCAACTTTGGACTTTCGCCCCGTCTGGTGTGGTTGTGGTTTGCTCTATTAACTTGCGAAGGGTTGCCCATTGTGTAGGGGTGAACTCAAATTTAGCGAAGGTCTTCATTTAGATAGTTGTTAAGGATGCAAGTTCTGCGTTTGTTAGTCGGGTTGGGAATAAAATAGCTTGGTTGATTCCCGCGTTTAAATCATAGGTATTATTTGCAAAATACTTACCAACTGTCAATACAGATAAAGTGGGAATTGTTCCGCTTGAGTCCGTTCCAATTAATGTTCCATTCATATAAACTGCAAAATCATTTTGTTTGTATGCAAATGCAATTTTTTTGCGACCAACTGCCCCAATTGCTCCCGTGATTGATGCTTGGACAACTCCTATATTAGCCAGTTCGCATAAAAGCAAACCACTTGTTTGAATCCAAATATATACCTCATTTCCCCCAGCACCATTTAAAGAAATTGGTATAATCCCACCACCTGAATAATTTCCATTAAAATCAAAATCAACAAATACCACCCCCTCCGTCTGCCCAATCAAACTACTTATCCCCGTCTTGCTACAAGCATCCGCCACCCTTGTGGCACTTGCTGATGTGGTACTTATATAACTCGTTGCATAACTTCCCATTTCCTTAATTGTTTAAGTATGACCATTTTTTGTTTGCTGACTTGTTGCCGTTCTTGATTGCAAGACGCACGGCGTGTGAACTTAATCCGTGGGCGTACGCTGCCGATTTTGCAGTTTCGTATACATTCCCAATTTCGTCAATTACTGGTTTCATTTTGTGTTGTTTTGCCTCACGGTCTTTTTGTAGTGTTTCAATAGTACGCTTTTTGATTTCCTTTGGGTATCGGTTCAATGCCCTTGAATGCCGTATATTCTCGCTATGGGTACACCATTCTAAATTTGCAACTTCATTATTCAATCGGTTGCAATCTTTGTGGTTTACTTCCGCTTTGTTCTCTGGGTTCTCAATAAACGCTTTTGCAACTAATCTATGCGCCATTTCATATTTGCGCTGATAATTGCCCATACTCATTGAATACTCAACATATCCGTTTGCACCGACTTTGCCTTTCAATATATATTCACCGTGTCTCAATTTTCCCGTGTTACTTATTTCGTATTTTTCGTTTACAAATTTCCATATTTCCATAGTACAAATATACGCTATTTCGTTGGTATAATTATACTACATTATTCAAATTGTGCGCCCCATAAATATACAGTATCTCCAATCGCAGCGGTATCTCCACGGCCAATAATTAAAAGAGTTGATGTGCTATTGGCTGCCTTTGTGATTGAACACCTATACCATCCGTTTCCAACATTTTCAATTGTCCCCGTTCCGCTTACAACTACTCCCGTATTAAGGTTAAAAACTGTGTCTGTTGTAGAACTTGAGCCACGGATTTCCAACCCCAAAAAGTTTTGATTACCTTTTTTTGCGTAAATACTTGCAGTATATGTTGCGCCGTTTGTTGTTGTTACGGCTTGATAAATTGACGGGTAAGAAGTTACATTGAAAGTTAACAAATCGGCATTTTGAGTTCCGTCTGGGCTTGTAGTATTATTTGCAGTAACTGTTGACCCCGCAGTACTCCAAGCCGCATTATCAAACTGCTCACTCCACAAACACAAATTCGTCGACTGCTTCTCCAACAACAAACTCGGACACCCGCCCCCGCCATTTTGATAAGTTAAGCGTGGTACATTTAAGCGGTCGGTAGTGGGGAAATAGGGTTTGGCGGTTGAGCCGATGTTTAATTGTGCGCCCCATACAAATGCACTACGCGTTCCCGTAGTTGATGTTGTAAAAACTCCCGTCGTGATGCTACCACTTGCCAAACTTGCAGTTAAACTAACACGATACCAACCATTGCCCACATTTTCTATTGAACCCGTGCCAATCGAAGCCGTATAAGTCCCATTCGCAAAATTAATTTCACCCAACGCGGCAAATCCCGTTGATATATTATAAATATATGTTTGAATTAAATTTGTTCCGTTACTTTTTAAGTAATGTGATAAAGTGTAAGTATTTGCAGTAATTGTAAACGATGCAAAATTGTGTAAATTAATTTCATTGCCACTTGTTGCCGTTATTGTGTCTGCGGTCAAAGTTCCGTTTGGTGCGGTTGTTGAATTGCTTGTAACCGTATTCCCCGCTTCCGCATACCAATACGCATTACTAAACTGCTCAGAATACTCTAACATATTCCACGGCGTAACCTCCACCAACCCCGCACTATTTATTCGGGTTCCGTTGGATGCTCGTGTGAATGATAAATCACCCGCACCCGTTGTGGGAATAGGTGAGTAAACAACATCTTCTTTGTAGCCACTCGGAATCATCACGAGTGACGCTTGACTTAGTAGATTGCTCATAAGTTGTTTAATTTATTAAGTAAGCAAGAGATACCTTCATAGTATCCTCCGTCAGTTGTAATGCGTGATTTGTAACCTTGTACGATATCCCACGCTTGACCTTTGTATAGACGATTTCGAGTGCCAATTCCGATGCCTATCATTTTAATAGCCGATTACTGATCCTGAAGAGATTACGAATCCGGTGATTTTTGATGCTCCACCTGATGGTAGATATGCTCCTTGTTGAAGTGTGATTGCACTCAATCCACGAGCTGAAAGAACATTTGTTCCGTCTACTGAGAATGAAGTGAACACCGTGTCTTCTTGGACTACAAGTGCTGCATAACCTACTGATGTGACTGTACCCGTGCCGTGATATTTGAATCCATCGCCACCAGCCAAAATGCTTGTTGAGTTGCTCATATTGTGTGTATTTTTTCTATTAAAGTTGGAGTGTATTGTGTCACGCTTGATGTTGTTTCTACTTTTAAGATGCCGATTTCACAAAGTGTCCCACCGCTGGTGCTTACACTATATTCGTGTTCGCCTTCCAAGAGTGTTCCCGTTGTGCCTTCAATGAATTGGAATTTGTTGTATCTCTCCGTTTGTGTGCTGACATCGGTCAAGGTTCTTGT